CGGGGTCATGCTGCAAATTTTTGAATTTCTAAAAAATCTGCGCAAGAAACTGCAGAGTTTCAATTAATCACCAGTTGCGTGTGGGCTTGAACTTGCGCCGAAGGTTGTTGCCATAGGTGGCACCTGCACTGGCATTGCAGCGTCTGCACTCTGGTAGGAGTGGACCGCCTGCTTGCCCATCGTGCAGGTGGCCTGCCTGCCATGGCTGCTGGTGTTCTGCTTTGGTTTGGTTGCAACGCCAGCATCTTGTGCTTGGGTCAGCGTTGGCTGCTGCTCTGACTGCTCGTGCTTGTGACTGGTATCCGCCTTGGTGGTGTGGGCGTTTGCTTCGTGCCATCAGCCACCTGCTTCTAGGCTGGGTGTGGTGAGACTGCCGTAAGCGTTACATGTGGTGGTGGCGATCGTCAAGGTTATCTATGGGTTTTATTTTCGTGGAGTGCTTGGTTGATTTCTCGTGTGGTGATGCGTCGGCCTTGGCGTTGTCGGTCAACGAGTGTGGTGGGTGGTAGCTCGAGGGTGATGTTGTGTTGCATTTGTATGCGGAGGATGAGCTCGTTGCATGTGCGGCACATGGGGTTGTTCTTGGTTCGTGCGGTCCATGTGCCTACTCGTGCGCAACTCTTGCAGCCGTCGTCTGCTTGTGTGGTGGTGGCTTGGATGTGGGTGGTTGTGCGTTTGGGTGGGCGTGCACGGTTGAGGATGTCTTCTAGTTCGATGAGGATTTGTATGGTTCGTTCGTAGTCTTGGTCTGATCGTTCTGGGCCTTTGTCTGCTCGTGTGGTTGCGAGTCTGCCTGTGCGGTCGGATGTGGATGATGGTGTGCCGCCTGTGCCGCCTGCGGGGAAGCCGGAGCGTTGTTCGATGAGTGCTTGTGCGCCTGCTTCGAGGATGCGTGTGATGGTGTGGGCTAGGGCTGTGAGCTGGTCTAGGTCTTTCACTGTTGGCTCCTGTGGTTGGCGATGATGGCTTGTGCTCCTGGTGTGAGCGGTGGTGGTGGTCCGCCGTGGAGTGCGGCGGTGAGTTGGTCGATGGCGATGATGAGTTGTGTGATGTCGATGTGGGTTGTGGTTGAGGTGGTTGGGTGTCTGGTTGTGGGTTGGGTTTGTTCCCAGTTGCGGTGGTGGTCTCGGTGTCCTTGTGTGAGTAGGTCGCCTCGGTATTGGCATTGACAGTTGGGCATGGTTTGTTGTCCTTAGAACTCTTCGTATGTGGGTTGGTTTGGGTGTTCGGTTTGTGGGCCGTGAACTCTGTCCCCCCTACGGGGTGACAGAGTGTCCCGCTGTGCCTGCGGAATAGTGTCCCGCAGTGTCCCGCTCTCTGTCCCGCCTTTGTTTGTATGGGTTTTGGGTTCTGTCCCAGAGTGTCCCGCAGTTTGTCCCGCAGTTTTGTCTGGAGGCGTGTCCCGAGCTTTGTCCCGCCCTGTTTTTCGAAGCGAATACTGTGCTGATTTGCGGTATCTGACTGCGGCTTGTACATCCTTTTTGAGGGTGCCTGTTGGCCCGTTTGTTTTGGTGTGTGCCCAGCATTCTCGGATGGGTGCGTTGGCTGGTATTCCTTGTTCGTCGAGCCAGTCTGAGAGGTCGAAGATGTGTAGTTCGAACTGTTCGAGGTTGCCGCCTTCCATTGTGAAGGTGGCTTGGTCGTCTAGTTCTGCGATGGTGATGTCTGATTGTTCTGGGTACCAGGACATGCGCCTGTGGGTTGCTGTCCATGTGATGCCGGTTGGTGTGCGTGTGAGGTTGACCACTATGTCTACGTCATCGTTCTTTGCTGATGATCCTCGTTGGCCTCTGGTGGTGTCTTTGCCTGCGTGGTCGAGGCGTGCCCATGTCATGCCCATGCGTTTTAGTTGCATGCCTGTGTGGCGGTAGAAGTTTTGGTATGTGTTCGCATCGTTCTCGTCGCCTTCGACTGCACGCCCTGTGGTGTCGATGATGACTATTTCTGCGCCGACTGCGTGTGCTGCTTGGCATAGGGCGATGCCTCCTTTGGGTGTGTCGAGGGGTGGCAGGTTGGGTAGTTGTGCGTAGTGGAGGTGGTCGAACACTGTGTGTTCGTATCCGAATTCGGTTAGGCGGTCTGCTAGGTCTTGTGGTGTCATTTCGTAATCGACGTAGAGTACGTGTTGTGGGTTTGTTTGGGGTTTGCGTAGGAATGGTTGGCCGGTTGCGAGGGCTGCGCAGGCTGCGAGTGTGACGAATGATTTGCCGACTTTGGCTCCGGCGTAGATGGCGTGGGCTCGTCCTTTGGCGAAGAGGGGTTCGAGTAGCCATTCTGTTTCGGTGTGGTCTGTGGTCCAGAAGGTTTGCCAGTTGATGAGGTATGGGGCGAGCGGGTTCGGATCTCCTTGTTCACCGCTGATGTTGGTGGTGAGGTGGTCGAGGATGTTTAGGTCGGGTTGTGGTGTTGTGAATCCTTGTGCTGCTAGTGCTCGGGCTGCTGCAGCGTGGTCGTGGTTGTGGTGGATGGCTGCTAGGTAGCCGAGTTTTGTGTATGTTTCTTCTGCTTTGAGGTTGGGTACTGAGCTTGTGAATACGTGGAGGTTGTCGTTGGCTGTGTTGCCTGTGGTGGCGCTGATGCCGTCTCGGGGTTCTTTGCCGGGTCGTACCCAGTATCGTTCGCCGTTGTTGTCGGTGTGTGAGAGTTGCCAGCCGTCGGGTATGAGGATGTATGCCCAGTCTGTTTGTTGTGCCCACAGGTCTCCTGGTCGATCGGTGGCAGTACTGCTCGGGGTGGGGTTTGTGGTGGTGGGTTCGGGGTCTTTGTCGCAGATGAGGGCTAACAGCCATTCGGGTGCTGCAGCAATGTCTGTGCATTGTTCGTCCCATTCGTATGGGTTGCCGTTGGGGTGGATGGTTGGTGGTGCGACGATCTGCCCGCCTTCACCCCTGACATCGATGCCTTGTATGAACCCGCTGGCGCTGTTGTGGATGGTGCGCCCGTCTGCCGGCCACAGGTATACCTGATGTTCTCCGCCTGATCCTGTGATCGATGTGAGCGTTGGCGGTAGCTCACCGTGTTCACGCTCGAGCTCGTACAGTGCGTCTCGGTCATCGATGTCTAGAACCCAGATGCCGGAGGCTTGCCCGGTTGCGATGCCGACACCGCAACCGGAATGTTCTCCCAACCACCATCGGTCAATCGTTGCGGTGTCCGTTGTTGCTTGGTGTTGCCATTGGTTGAGCGCTGGTCGTTTCTCCCCTGGCATGATCGGCACGACCCGCCATCCTCGTCGTGCGTACTGGTTGGCTGTGTTGTGCGGGTCATTCATGTGTGGTGGTTCCAGTGGTAGGTATCTGGTTCGGGTTGTACGTTGGATGTGCGGGTTGCGATGCCGCCTTGTGCGAGGCGTGTGAGTGCGTTGCGTGTGGCGTGTTTCGTGTAATGCGGGTGTAAGGCTAGGTAGACTTGTTTGACTGTCATGGGTTCGCCTACGTGTTCGAGTAAGGCTGCGATGCGCTCGGTGCTCATCGGTGCTGCGTTGGTTGATCTTCCGTATCCCCTTTCTGCTGGTGTGAGCCCGCCCCACATGCCGAACACTTCGTGTTGCCCGTCTTGGAGGCATGCGGCTTTGACTGGGCATTCTTGGCAGATCCTGCGTGCCTGATCCCATGCTTGCCCGTAGTTGTTGCGGTCTGGGAAGAACAGTTCTTTGGGGTGGTATCGGCAGGCTGCTACATCCCATTCGTCAGGTGTCATTGGTTGTGGGTGATTCTCTGCATTGTGGGCAGTGTTCTGGGCACCACCATCTGATGCCGTTGATGTTTGCTGTGTCGTGGTCAACACCTGGTGTTACTTCCTTGCCGCACTGATAACAGTGCTGTTGTGGTGGTTGCGGATAATTCATCGGGTCACCTGTGCGTTGCGTGTCCAGTCGCAGTTGAGACCTTGGATTAGTCTCTGACGTTCGATCAGGATTGTTAAGAGCTCGTTGCTGCGATGCTTGAGGTGTGCGTTAGACGCATCGGCCTTTACGCCATCGACAAAGCTAAATGTCAAAGCAAACAATTTGTTAGCGAAGCATTGTTCTGGCGCTATGTCGTCATGAAACCTGCCTATTTTTTTGATGTCTGCCCAGTGGAGCGCTTCGATGCGTTCACGCATAATCGCTTTTGTTTCTTTGGGCCACATCTGTTCTTTGGTGTTGCCGATAAGGAGTATGCCTGTTGTGTTGTGGCCGTAGGGTGCTGGTTCGATGACCTCAAAAGTGTTGCATTGGCCTGACCAGCAAAGTTCTTGGGCTGCCGTTTGCAACCATCTTTCTGGAAAGTAAGGCTGTCCGAGGTAGGCCCAGTGAGAATCATCGACAGCTTTGAGCAGTATGAAGTGATCTAGCAGTGAGTCGTATGGTCTTGGGAATGAGCTTTTGTCACAACGTGTGCATGTATGCGAGGGGTTTTGTAATCGGCGGAGGCACGCCCATATGAATTTTTGGTGGATCCTGTAGCCTCGTTGTTCGCAGAAGGTCGTGAGCGCTGGCAGATATTCTGGGTTGTTGGTAGATCCGTAGGGTCGATAGCCTTCTGGGATCGTTGGTTTAGCAGTCATGTTGCGACTCCTTCGGGGTGTCGGTGTATATGTTTTTTTAGTGATAACGGTGTTATGCCAAGGTCGTGCGCTGCGATTTCTAGGGGTTCTGTGCGGATGATGTGGTCACGTAGCTGCAACAGTTCGAGGTTGCTTTTGATCATGTGGCCTTTGGTGCGTTGCGCTGTTGTTTGCCCGCCGACTATCCCACCCCTGTACGCACCCAAAGCTTGTAAGCATTCGTCTCGTACTGGGCATCCTGCGCACACTGCTTGCGCTTGCCGTTGTTTCCTGTGCCCGTTGTATCCTGCTTCTGGGTAGAACAGGTTGGTGTCCATGCCACGGCACGCAGCGTGTTTACGCCAGTGGGCTTGTTTGTTGCAGTCTTCGACGATGATGGTGAGGTGGTCGATCATCTCAGCCCGTACTGGTAGGCGCATGAGGTCACTCACCTAACTGCAGTTGCTCTGCTGGTTCAGCAGGTTCGGCCTTACGCAGTTCGAGCTCGAGGTCGTTAGCGGCAACAACGATGGCTGCTGCTATCTCACGGATAGCGGCAAGCTTCTGGGTTTTGGTGCCGATGCCTTCCAAGAAGAACACGGCTTTGCCGATACTGAAACTGATGTCGCCTACATCGTTGCCACGCATGCGCACATCGACCATCTTTGCGTTCGTGTGGTAGAAGTCGATCTCTTCTAGTTCTTGGTACACGGTTGCTTTGATTGCTCGCATGGTGCGTGCGGACGCTTCACGTGCGCCCATCAGATATCAAACTGTTGTTGTGGTGGACGGTAAGCCTCGATGGCTTCTGCGAGCTCCGCATGGGTGAGCTCGACGCTGCGGACCACATAGTTCTTGATCTCTGGGTATTGTTGCCCGCCTCGAGGGTTGAAACTGCATTCCTTGATGCGCAAGGCGATCAAACCCCAGTCGAGTACTAGGTCGTGGCCCCAGATCATATGAGTGTGGAATGGTCTGAGTGTCTTGTTCTTTACGCCCATCTGATGCGACCATTCTGCGATCCCTGTTGCGGGTGCCATGTCTGACAGTATCTGCAAACTCATTGTGAGCAGGTCGGGTGTTTCTGGTTCGTCTCCAATGTGATTCATCGTTGTTTGTCCTGTTCTGTCGCACGCACTAGCGCACAGACGTTTGCGAAGGTTGTTTCAACCCATAGTTCTTTCAACCGTTTACATGGGAAGGGCAACAGTCCTTTGCCGCCGATCCATATGTAGTCACGTTGTGGCATGTGCGCAACCCACTTGCCGACATCGGGTGTGCCTCTTGTGCGTCGGGTGACGACGATCAGGTCTCCTGGTCGGGCCTGCTCAACTGCTTGCTCACGCCATGAAGGCCACGAGCTTGATGTCCGGTCCTTGATTTCGATGCTGACACCTTGCCAGCATTCGATGTCTGAGTGTTGGTGCCCGTCGCCAGCAAGAACCCGCCTTGCGTGTAACCACCCCTCCGCTTTGAGGTAGTTCACCACTGCACGCTCGGCGTTTGCCCCACGGTTCCTGCTGGCGGCACCAGACATCAGAACTCTGCGATGTCAATAATGGGTTTGCCCGGTGTCCACCGTGCCACATAAGTGGCCTGACGCATCTTGTCTGCAGGATCAGCAGACACTGCGATCTTCAGTGTGTCGCCCTCTTTCGCAGGCTCACCGCACGCTTTGATGGCCTGTGAGATCGCTGATTGCATGGCCTCGTTACATGGCATCTTGCGTGTGCCGTCATCGTCGGGCCCTTCACGCTCAGCCAACGGCACCGACAGTGTAAGCAACCATTCGATGCGAGGCGTGTCAGTACCACGCTTCATCACCACGTTGCCTTCCATGTCTGTGCGTGGGCGTGACTCGAACGCAACGAGTGTGCCCTCGAAACTGCCATCTTCTTTGGTTCGCAGCTTCACCCACTTACCACCACTGGTGGTTGCTGCCCTGTTCAGTTCGTTTAGATCCATTGCCTGTCCTGCTTTCGTGTTGTTGTGTTGTTGTGTTGTGTGCAGGCCACTGTGGCCTGCCCGCTAATTTGCGGTCTGGTTGGTGAGTCCTGCGCCTGTCGCAGCTTTCACAAGTCGTTCTGCTTCCTCGAGCTTCATACGTTGCAAAAGTTCGGGGTCTGTCGCACCGAACGGCAAATCATGCGCCATCTCCACAATGTCAACGCATTTGACCACTGCAGCAGTCTCTGCGATGTTCCAGATGGCATCACCGTTGCGTACCGCTTTTGGTCCTGCGCAAGCGTCAGGCCATTCAGCCTGGAGTGTTGTGATGAACCCTTGTTCCCCAATGATACGGATGCGTTCAAGTAACCAGAGTTTGCGAAGGTTGAGCATGTGGTCACGCTCAACAAGTTCAGCTATTAGCGACCCTGCGGTATCGGTGATGTGTGGTGTGGGCGAGGTTGCAGCAATTTGCTCAACCGAGGAGGCGGTTACCTCACCCACACCATCACTGCTGCCAGTTGCCGTGCTCACAGCGTCTGGCAGACCATCAGTGCTGGCGGCGGGTCCATCATGGGCCACCACGACCCCTGACTCCGCACCGCCAGCACCTTTAAACAGTACAAGCAGTTGGCGTGCCTTGCGCCACTCACGCACCTCCATCGCACACTCCAACGCTTGGAAGCCACGTTCGATGTTGAGCGTGTGGAGATCGCAGCTGCCGCTCTCGGGTTCGCAATGAATGATGAACGCCTGTTGCTTGTTAACTGTGGGCATTGGTGCCCGGAGATCCTCCGAGCCGTCAACCGCAGCGCCTTGGATGTAAATGTTGTCGGCGTTGGCGTAGATCGATAGTTGTATCGCCCAACCGAGCGCACCGTACTGCACCGAGCTGCCGGTTTTGAGGTCTGCGATGAACAGCTCGCCGTCACTGATGCGTTCGACGATCAGGTCTGCCATACCTGCGATCTGGTGTTTATCGATCACAACCATTAGCTCGGAGCATTCGTCAACTACTTGCAAACCTGCTTCACGCAACGCTTGGTGGATGGCTGTGATGTCTGCTTGGTATGTGGCCGGCGGTTTGTAGCCAGGAGTGACGCAGGATTGCTCGAACATTTTGTGTAAGGCGGTGCCGAGGTCTCTGCGGGCTGTTGCCCCACCAGCCTCGGATGCCGACTCGCAGAGTCGGTCGAGGGCTTTCTTGTCTGTCGCATCGGTTGTTTGGATCATGGCGAGCAGATCAGGCCGTGAAGCTAAACCTAGTGCTGTCATGCGTTTACCCCACGCAGCAAGGTTGGAGGTGTCATCGAGGGCTTTGGCAACCGTTGTTGCCCTGGTGTAGCCCACAGGTTTCTTGCCCTTTAGCGGCAACACCTTGTATCGCCCGTACTGGTCACGCCTGATCGGATCGGGGAGCGGTTCAATGAGGCTCATGTTGGGCCGTTCTTCAGCAGTTCTTCTGACGCTGCGACGATCGCAAGGCCAATGAGTTGCATCTGGATCAGCTTCTCGTTTGAGGTTTCACCCTCGAGGAAGAAGGTGGCCCGCCCAACATGAAACGCAATGTGTTCGTGGCCTTCTGCGTCTTTCAGGTAGTCGGCTTGTACCATTTTGCCGTTATTGCCGTGGAAGCTCACACCGGTGATGCTGGCACGCATCGATTCTTGGCGTGCTAGCCGGTTGTGCTCGTACCTGTCTGCGTTGCTCATTCTTGTTGTCCTTCTGTGGTGGTGGGTGTGGTGGTAAGTGTGGTGGTGGGGTGTGACACTAACTCACTGGGAGCCAGGGTGACGGTATTTTGCCAGCTCGATGCGTTCACGGTTCCACCAGCGGTGAATGCGTGTGCATGCTGCTTGTGCTGGCAGGTACATGAAAGCACCAAAGATCATTGCGAAACCAAAGAGCTGATCTTTGCTCATTCGTCGTTCTCCTGTTGTTCGAGCGCTAGCTCTGCCGCTTCATCAAGGATGTACTGGTGATCGAAAACCATTTGCCCGTTAGCAAGCGTGCAGTCCGGTTTGAGTTGCCCGTTATGAACCCACCGTGTAACAGTCGCACGGTTGATACCGAGGATGAACGCTGCTTCGGTGGTTGTGATCTTGCCTTCAGATGTCATCTTCTGCCCTTTCTTCTGCTGCCATCTTCATTGCTTGCACCGCACGGTTGATGAGAAGGTTTGAGAGTGTGAACGCATCATCTGCGCTCATCCTCCATTCCATAAACCCGCACGACTCATCAAACTCAATCCACTTCGATGCGGATGAGAGGATGACGACTGGTACGCCAGCATCGGATACGCATGCACCGCCGATTACTTCGCCGTCGTTGCTCATAGTTGGCACCCTGCGATCAGGTGTGTGCCGGTCGGCGTGATGAGCTCGATGGTGAAGTCACCTTTGTGACCAGCTGCGGAACTGGCGTTGATGCCTGAATCGTGAAGGTCGTCAACGATCTGGTTTGCCGAGTCTCGTGCTCCTTGGTCAAGACCCCAGAGCAGATCGTGGATTGCTTTGTGTTGTGGTGTGTCTTCGCTTGCTTCACGCAACGCCATGCCAAGTTGTTTCATGTTGGCGAGTTGTTCGTTGTAGGTGAGGATCTGATCCTCGAGCCTAAGGTTGTGCAGGAGTCCTGCGGTGATTGCATTCATCGTGTTGTTTGTCCTTTGTGGTGGTGTGGTGGTACGCCCCGTTTCGGTGGCGTGCAACCATTGTTGCACGAGTTGCAAGGTTTGGTGTGGCATTTCTCAAATTTCTTTTTGGACGGGTATGCGTGCGCCAGCCAACCGAATGTGAGTAGGGTAAATGGTGAAGCCCACGCATCAGCGTGGGCTTGTTCCATATCCCGACCAGGAGACAATCAATATGATACGCACACCAAAGGCTGCGGCACTGCTGTTTGCCGTTACAATCCCGTTACTCTTTGCAGCATCCTGCACACCAGAAGAAATAGCGCTATACGGCACAATGAACGCTGATGAGCAGGCCGCTGTGAAAGCACACCTGCAAGCGCAAGCGGCAACAGCTGCGCCAGCGCATAACCCTCCTGGCGGATTCCTCGCATGCGTGCGCCGGCATGAGTCGGGTGGGAACTATCAGGCGAAGAACCCTGTGAGTACCGCTAGTGGTGCGTATCAGTACCTTGATAGTACTTGGCGCACGATGTCTGCTCGAGCAGGTCACAGCGGTTACGGTTCGGCACGCTCGGCACCACCGTGGGTGCAAGATGCTGTTGCCGTGTACACGGTGAACAGTGGTTGGTCTTCAGCGTGGAACGGTACGGGCTGTTAAAACTTGTGTGCGGACATGAAAGAACCCCCACATCGGCGCAGTGGGCTTGCGCACAAGATGTGGGGGTTCAATCTGACGGCATGCAGAGAAGGACAAACAAAACTGCGCCGTCGATCTTTAAGCTGGGGGGTCTATTGTTTCGCTTTCAAGGCGGTCTAGCCATGCGTTGAAATCTTTGCGTTTCCATTCACGGCCTTGGAGTTCAGCCAACGATTCTGTTTGCAAGTTGACCTTGTGGTGTAACGGCATGGTCACACCGTTCGGTCCGAGATGGTGCCGTGTGTATGTTGCGAGCTCTTCAATCGAGTCGTGTAACGGTTGCACGCCTATTGCTACTTGTCGGCCTGCCCACCGTGCGGTGAACCCTGTGATCTTTTCGAAGATTGCGAAGAGTGCAACGATGAGTGATGCGACACCAACGAGGATTCCGATGGTGATGCTTATTGTTTGGATGGTTTCAAGCGCCCCGAACACGATCGCATCAGCCGCCGAGGGAAACGATTGCAGCGGCAAGACCATCAGTGATTGCTGCTTTGATCTCTGGGATAGTCCCAGCAGGGTCAAGCCTGATGGTTATCTCATCTGAGATCGCTTGTGCAGCCACAACTTCTGCTGCCGGTGGTGCAACCCAAGGTTCGTAGGTTGCAAGCCCTGTGAGCAGTGTGACCGTAAGTGGGTTAGTGGTGTGGTCTGTGACTGTAGCTGTGCCATCGCCGTGATCTTCTCTGCTTTGGACAAGCACCCCATCGGTGTACGTGTTTTCCATTATGCCCACCTTGCTCTCACATGGTAATTGTGTGTTGCGACTGTGCCTGCTGCACCGTAAACATCTGGTGCTGTGGCTGTTGCTGGCAAGCCTGTTGCTACCAGTCCGCCTTGGGCTCCAAGGTACTGCGAAACCTGATATGGGTTGCCTGCTGTACCGGAGATTGTTGGGAACGAGTTTACGGTGCCTGCTATCTGCCGCAAGGTGGGTGCGGTGCCACCAGTGGGTAAAACAAAAGCACAGCAGTAACGGCCTGGTGAGAGCGTCACGTTGATCGTTGCCGCTTGGATACCTATTGCATCAACAGCCACAGTGCCAGCGTCAACAACAAGTGTTGTTGGGGTCCATGATGTGTTGGCGTTATAGATACCCATGCGCAACAGTTTCCCTGCAGAACCAGCAGTGGTAACAACCTCAACAGCAAGACGGTCAAGTGTCGCTGTTGAATCAACAAACCAAGGCTCATACCAGAGACGGTCTTGTGATTGTGATGCAGCGCCCTGCCCTGTTGGCCGCAAACCCGGTATCCCATAAGACTTCACGCCTGACGGTGCAATGAACGCCGGTGCAATCCCTTCAGCGGCAGCCCACTGCTGATCGCCCCGTAGGAAAGTGGTGGCTGATGCTGTACCACTGGTTGCCAGAAAGTTTGTGGCGATGAGGTTGGGTACATCGTTTGTGCGTCCCGGTCCAAGAACCATCACCGAGCCTGTTGTGGCGTGAACACGAGTAACTCTGGCGACGTTCTGAACCAAGTCTGTTGCTGCGGTTGGGCGTGTGTTGGTTAGCCCTCCACCTGGTGCAACAAACATGCCGGAGTTGATTCCATAGCCAGTGGTGTTGAGGCCAGTGATAGTCCCCATAATCATCACAAGGCCCGTACCGTTATTAGCAAGGTCTTGCATAAGCAGGCCAATAGAGGGCATCTTTGCGCCTACTGAAGCGTCAGCGCCAGCAATCTCAATCACAGCAGTAGCACCAACAGTGCCAGTTGCGTAAACCGGAGTTCCTTTAGTGAGCGCACCTCCAGATGTGTTCTTTACACTGATCTGTAGGGGGACATCATCTGACCATGAACCATCGCCACGAAGAAATGTATCTATGTTGTAGGTGCCTGATCCGAGGCGGGCAGGTGAGAAAATCCCTGCTGTGGTCTGTGTGGCGTTAATCCCGCCAAGGGTCACGTTTGGTGTTGTGGTTGGTGTGCCTGTGATGACCACAGGTGCAGTAGCGGTCACACTTGTGACGGTGCCTGACCCGCCGTTGCTGGTGTTGACACTTCTATCAATGGTGATTGTGATGCCACGCCCACTGGTCAGGGTGATGGGTGGTTTAGATGATTGGATCGTTACTGTGGTCATGTCAGAGCGTCCAATCCTGAACAACAAACAGGCCGGCGCAGAGCGCAACGTCATCGGTGCCGTCGTTCCATTGCATCGCCCACCAGTAAGTACCAGGGGTGAGCGTGGTGAGGGTTTCGCTGATGCGTATGTTGAACTGGCCGAGCGCAGCGTTTGTTTTGGTCACGGTGAACGTTTTGAGCGCAGTGTCAGAGGTTGGTGCAGCGGTCACTTCTGCGGTGATCGTGATGTTTGTGATGTCTATCGCAGCACCGGTGGCTGTGAGGGTTGCGGTGAAGTCATCGGTCCATGTGGTGTTCTCACGAACAGACCAGTTGACTTGCGCTCCGGTGTCGTCGAGCTGTACTTGTGCGCTCATAGGTCGGGCCCCTTTGTGCTTGTGTTCATTGATGCTAGACCGATGCCGAGTAGTGCACCGATGACACCGAGCCACAAGGCTGCGGTGCGTTGGTCGATTATCCCGTAGGCGGTTACGAGTGGGACTGCTGCAGTGAGCACACGGTAGATCCATGCTCGTGTTGCTTCATCTTTGAGGCTCATGCGGACTCCTTCATTTTGTTAGCCAGTACCAAGTTGCAGGCCCAATGATTCCGTCTACTGGCATCTGCTTGGATGAGAGTTTGAAGAACCGTTTGACGTTTGTTTGGAAGCGTTTAGCTGCTGCCACTGATGCTGGCCCAAAGTTGCCATCTACCTTTAGGTCTGGACCATCAAGCTTGTTGTTGAGTAGGGCTTGCGCCCACTTTGCAGCGTCGCCTTTGGTGCCTTGTTTGACGATCTGTTTGGATGCTGCCGCTATGCCTGCTGCGATTGCTGCAAGGTCAACTGTCGGTGGTGCAGGCGGTGCTGGTTCTGGTTCCGGTGGTGCTGGTGTGCCGATGCAGAGTTGCATGACTCGAGCACGCATCTCATTGCCGCTGATCGTGTGCATGTCAATCTTGCGTGACGGTGCCCACTCCTTGTGCATGCAGCAATCAGCGACGAGTGCAGGGTTGTAGCTGATGAGCGCTGCGGTGACCTCTGCGACGTTTTGCAGTTGGTCGGGCCGCCACGGTTCAGCCACCGTGCCAACATTCTCTACTTCCACGCCCCAATAAGCGCTGTTGCCAACACTGCTGCCGTTCCAACTGCCCGCACCAGCATGATTTGCCCTGCCTGCTGCAATCACCACGTTGCAGTTATCACGACCGGTAAGCACATGGCAGAGCGGGCCTGCAAGGTCTGCACGCCCGTTGGTCACAATGTTCAGGCTTGGAAGGTTGCGGTTCATTGCTGATGCTGTGTGATGCCACATCACAGCCCTTGGCGCAAACAGCGCTGAGCCACGAGTCTGCCACCCTGGTTGTTCTTCAACCACAAGACCAGCGCCACGCAACCTGTCAGCGATCCCTGTGTCTCTCATCTTTCACCCCCACGCATGGCCACGCACCCAACCCAACGCAACAGCAATTTCATCAACACGGTTAATTTCATTCAAATAAGAAACCCACAGTTTGTCTGTGCCATCAACGCCAAGGCCACGAGGCTGCGGGTTAGGAGTAGGGAACACGTTGGGAAGCGTGTAGAGAACATCGGTAAACGTGTTTGTTGCAGGGTCGATCCGTCCTACACCGTTGTTGTTAGTTGCAGTGCTATTACTGGCAAGCCAGACCGCTGTTGAATCTGCGGTTATCGCAAAAGGATAGGCCAGACTTAGCGAAGGTGTTGAGATTGTTGCGGTGACTGTGTTTGTTGCAGGGCTAATCCGTTCCACAATGCATGTGCTTGTATCGCCTGCCCACACATCACCAAAGGCGTAAACCAAATACTGCGGAAAGATAGACGTAGTAATCGTTGCTGTTGTTGCAAGCGTCGAAGGGTTCACACGGATGACTGTGCCCGCACTGCCATCTGCAACCCAGACGCTGCCACCCCCGGCAGCTAAACCGTAGGCTGCTACCGTTTTGGTGAATGTGCCAGTAATCGTATTTGTTGACGGGTCGATACGTAACACCTCAGATGGCGTAACGTAATTGGTTGCCCAAATATAGTTAGCGTCAAACGTCAGGTTGTAAGCAAAATCAACGTTGATTGTGGCAGTGATGGTGTTGGTCGTAGGGTCGATACGTGATACTGCTTGACCGCCAGTTCTTGCATGGCCTACCCAAACGGAACCAAACGCAGACGTGATTGCAAACGGTCCACCAGTACCCGTAGCAATCGTTGCAGTCACAGTCAACGCTGTGGGGTCAACACGAGAAACTGTGCCACTCACACCATTTGCAACCCACAAGGAACCAAACCCAAAAGTGATCCCATACGCTGTGGTCCCGACAGTAACAGATGGTCCCCACTTGTATCCCATGTCAGGTTATTCCCATATGAGACGGCCAACAGGTTGCACATCTTCGCCTGAAGCAAACGCAGCCCATACCTGAACCTGCAACTGCCCGCCGCCAACACCCTTATCAACCAGTCTGAAAGACAACTGATCGTTAGCTTGAAACGTGTGATCCATTGTCAGGTATGTGGCAGTGAACTCACCAGCGGCAATGAACATGGAAACGTCGAGCTGCGCACCGTTCTTCAGCATGATCACTTCGATAGCAGATGTGAGTGTGCCGAGCTGCGACAGTTTGATGTAGGTGAGTCGTACAGGCCGTTGGAAAACCTCAGCAGTTGACTGACCCTTCAACGGATCCTCGGTGTAGTCAACTAGTTCACCCTGTGAGAACCCGTCGACACGGTACAGCTGCACAAGGCCACTGGTCCCACCATCAGCCAACCAGCGTGAAGGTGTCGCAACCTTTGACAAACCAGCCAACGCTCCTGGCACACCACGCTTCAACATCTGAGCGATCCTGTCAGCGTCCTGCTCGGATGCTGATGCAAGTTCAAACGATAGGCCAACAAACCCGTTTGAATCCTCGGACACATCCAACGTTTTGAACCTGACGTTCTCAGCGTTAGCGCCACCCTTGTACAACACGATGGTGTCGCCAATCCGGTAGTTCAGATACGGTTGATCGCCAGCGTAGATGGCAGACACAGACAACGACTCTGTGCGTGCTGCGAACAGTTCGAGTTGTGCTGTCGCAACTGCTTGTGCTGATACAAGGTCACGCACATCAGCTATCTGGAACGCTGCTTCAATAATCCCAAACAGGGCAACCTGTGCCGCATCAGTGGAAACAAACTGCCCGCCCGAATAGGTGCACACAAGTGTGTTTGGTTGCGGTGGCCGCTCATCACGAGTCACAGCCTGCAAATTCACACCCGCCTGAATGCCTGCAGCAGAAGTACCGCCACGCCCAAAAGCAAACACATCAAGTGTTAGCCCAGCGGCACGCATCCCGAACTCATAACCAAGATTCTGCAACTGCTGGCAAACATCCCAGATCGTGTCACCAACACGCACCGTAAACACATCCAAAGCAGGCCAACCCAACCCATCAGAATCAACTGTGGCACTAAACCCAACAGCGAACCCTGCTGGCAAAGAACCCCGTGCAATAGCCTCATTGATCAGAGTGATCAGCACTGTGCCCGCTGTCGGGTTAGGGACCACAGCAGGATTGTCTAACGCAGACCAGCTGTCATCAGAAGCCATGACCAGTGTTGAAGCTGTGAGCGGTGTTTCAGGTGATTCAATCTTGTGCAGGTTCAACGCAAAACAATGTTCACGGTTCACAGTTGCAAGGGTGCCAGGTAACGCCGAGTTGTCTGGGCCTGCAACGTGGTCAAGTTCCACAGCAAACACATGATCGCCAGCTGTCAGTTCGATCATTGCCCGCCACGGTGAACGCCACGAATCCGTGTTGTCTTTGCTGTAATACAACTGGATGCCGTCAACGTACACAGCACCACCCGAATACATCGCCAACCAAAGGTCATACAGGCCATCTGATGCAACAGTGAACGTGCGTTTGAACAGGGTCGTGCGAACATCTGATGCTGCGATCCTGCCAACAAACCCTTGTATAGGTTTCGTTGACCCGATAGGCCAACCATCAGGCGGTAGCCAAGGTTCAAACCATTCCGGCTGCGTGTTAGGTGTACGCCACGCAATAGAGATTGCGTAGGAGCGGAACGTTGCAGGAGACCAACCAGTAGTGGAACCTTCTGCTGAGTGCCATGCGAACGTTCGCAAATCTGATGCAGGGACCTTGCCTAGACCGTTCTGCGGAAACACGGTCGCACGATCAAGGATTGATCGCACATCTAAACAGGTAACCTCGAACACTTTGTCAGAGTCTTTGATGTCTGTTTCAACAACCTGCGTGGAGACAATGCGCCCGGTCCACGCCAGCGTTGTGCCAAGCGTGAACCGTAGGTGCCGGCCTAGTGTCATACCTGATGTTGCGCTGATATCCGCTGCAGTCGCATAAGGCATGCTGATCTTGCCTTGGCTCAGAGAGTCCAGGCTGTCTTGCCATCTGCGAGAACCAAGAATGGTCGTTGGTGTGGAGATAGCAGTGGCGTTGTTTGTGTCGAACAGTTGGACGCTGATAGCAGGCACTGGTGCAGCGTTTGCTACTGGTGCCGGTGGTGTGGTGTCAGCGAAGAATCCTCGCACTGATGGTGCACGGTTTATGAAAGGGATTGCAGCGGTCTTGTTTCCTTGCACTGCTGTGAACGCAAGCGGTGCAGGAGCACCGAGCGCTCTTGGTGTGAGGAAAGGAAACGCAAGGGTTTGCGCCATCAGATAGCGATAAGGCCTGTGGCTGAAAGTGTGAGTGTGATGTTGGTGCCGTCAGGGATCACAGCGAACGCTGCGCCAGCTGCAGTGGCGTTCCAAAAACAGATCAGGCGTGATGTGGAAGCGGTGCCAGTGTCTTTAAACATCGCAAAGCTCACAATGGTTGAACCTGTCACAGCTGTGAACACTGGGTCTGCTGCATCAAGCACACCACCAGTAGAAGTTTTTGATGAAAGGTTTGCCGAGGTTGCAACAACGCCTGACAGATCGTCCCGAAAGTCATGTGCAGCTGAGTAGGTGTAGGTGCTGCTCATTGCAACAATCTTGATATCATCGACTAGCCAGTCAATGTCTGCATCTGCAAAGGCTTTCATGCCTGTTGGGTAAACAACGTTTGCCATCAGTTCAACCTTCTTTTTGGATCATGCTAGAACACCTGCTGGGACTGAAACCTCTAACACTGCAAGCGCCCATTTTGCCGTCGGTACAACCTCACCGATAGTTAGGCCAAGAATGTGTACTGGGCCTGTGATCGTTGCTGCTGATGGCAGTGTGAGCACTGCTGTGCGCGTACCGTCAGCTGTTGCTGGGATGTTCGTGAAGTACGTTGCAATGTACGCAAGATTGGTTTTCAAGCGTGCAGGGTAGTTTGTGTCAGGTGTGCCGGTGGTTGACACTTCACCGGAGATGATGAGCTCGAGGCTGTGTGTCGTTGGTTGCACCAAAGGTTTGCGTGCAGTCATACCGGTGACACCAGCGAGTTTGATGTTTGATGCTTCGAGTTGTGCTGGTTGCCAGAACGTCCAAATGTTTCGGATCTTGATTGCACTGTTACCTAGTGAGACACCATCAAAGGTGATTGAGGATGCGGTCACAGTGCACCAGCCAAAAACAGAGAAGCCTTGTTAGCTCTGATCACTTCTAGCGCTGTCTGGCGTGGTGAACTGGTTTCATTGATCGTAATGTTGTTAGTCATACCTCCACCACCCCCACCGCTAACCAGCTGTGACACACCCTGCACAAGCGCTTGTGCGTTCGCTGCGTTCATAATAAACCCACTGCTCGATGGTGTGAAAAACTCACGCCCACCCTCATTGACCTCATACCTACCGCCAGCAATGGCAGGCCCACCAGAGTATGAACCACCCATGTTTGACGCAGGTGGTGTTGAAGGGAACCCACCGCCAGCAGGCCCAACAGGGTTAGGTCTGCGTGGTCTGCGTGGCGCTGGTGGCTGGTTTGTTTCACGCCCACCAGGTGGAATGATCACAGTTGGAATTTTAATCGGGTTACCGTTTGCAGCTGCTTGAGCAGTAGCCACAGCAGCGTTCAACTCAGGTGCAAGGTTAGGGTACGCTGCAAGCACAAGTTTCATCTCAGCAGGAGACAACTGTCCTGTAAACGCCTTGACTAACAGTTCTGCCCTAGCGAACTCGCCAGCGTCAATAGCATCCTGAATAGCAATACGCATCTCAATAGGTTTGCTATCAAGGTCTGTTTGGAACAATGCCAACAGGTTGTACAACTTTGCTTTTTCTTCTTCTTTCAAACTGAGTATGACAGCTGCTTCAATCTGCAACTCGGACAACCCAGCAAGGCCGATGTATTCGGCAATCTGCTCAGGTGGAATGTTTGCATTCTTCAATGTTTCTTCAAGTCTTGACCTAAAGATGCCACCCAGCATGCGAGGATCACCGCCAGTTGCAACAGCCTGCTCCAGCACGCTCCCAGCAGAGTCACCAAAATCAATGACCGCTTGAACAGCTTTGTTCTGCTCATCCGTGTAATCACCCAAAGCAGCCTTAATCGGATCAAACGACTTCGGCAGATCATTCAACGTATCAAACAACCCTTTATACGCGCCGTTCATCCCGAACGCTGCAGTGGCCTGATCATCAAGCGTTGACGTATCCTCAATAGTTTTCGTAAATGCTGCTGCACGATCAGCGCCAAGCTTTTGCGTATCAGCAATGAACTTCAACTGTGCGTCATAACCTTTGGTACTGACAGTTGCTTCTTCAGTAGCATCTGCTGTTTCACCAACAGCCGTGCCAAGCTCAGTAGTTGCGCCTGTCGCACTTTGCGATGCCTGTGCACTTAACTCAAGCGCTTTACGGTTCTTATCAATAAACTCTTGGTTCCTCTTAAACTCTTCTGAATTCTTTGGAAGCGTCTTATTTGCTTCTTCCAACTCGTTCAAAATTTTGATCTGTGCTTTAGGCCCCTGATTCTGGCCAACAGTGTCAAACACTTTTTGCACTTGTTCAATATCATTCTGAACACCAGTGCCAACAAGGGTGATCTCTGCACCAAAGTCTGTTACTAGCCTGCCTAAAGTGAATATGTTTTTTTCTGCTGCAACAAGTTCTGCGAACTCAGGCAAGCTGGAATCACCGGCTGTGTTGATAGAGATTGTGAGCTTGTCAACACCAGTGCGCACGCGTTCAGCAGCATCGCCAGCGTTGAGCAGCCCAAACACAAAGTCAGTTACCAGAGCAGTTGCAGCAACAAACCCCAACCCCGCTGCAGCCTTGCCCATACCTGTCAGGCTGCGTGTCGCAACACCAGATGACATGTCCACTGTGGTGAACACGCTTCTCAGTTTGATTGCTTGCCCTGCAAGGATTGAAAGCCCGCCAACAGCTAACGAACCGGCTGCACCGATAGCACCGACCTTGCCTACGGTTTCACCGATCTGCGGGTTCACTTCGCCAAGCGCACCACCGATACTCAACAGCGGGTTCACAACATCCAAGATGCCTGAGCCTATGGATTCCTTTAGCTCACCGAACTTGTTGTTCATGATCTCAAGCTGGCCTGCGTAACTGGCACCCTCTGTCTCAGCAAAAGAACCAACGCTATTACTCAGCGCAGAAATCACATTGTCTGTATCGGAAGCATTCCCGCCAAGGTCCACAACCTCAATGCCCATTTTCTTTAACGCACCAGTAGAACCATCGGAAGCTTTACCAACCGCTTTCGCAGCTGCGTCAAGGTCGATGCCCATTTTGCGTGAGAGATCAACGACAAGAGGTGTCAGCGCCAGAACTTCTGCCTCTGTGCGCCCAAACTGCACAAGCAAAGACTGTGAAGAAGCAATCGCATCATCATCAGCAACGGTGACCTTCATCAGCGCTGCAGCCTGATCACGCAAAGCTTTACCGTTGCCAGCAAAAACGCTTTCACTGTTCTTAATCGAGTTGTTCAGCTTCATCTGCTGTGCTTCAGCGTCGCTTGCTTCTTTAGCAAACGTCGCAAGACCAACAGCGAGAGCACCACCCGCTAGGACTGCGCCTGTGCCAACGCTTGTCAGCTTTGAACTCAACTTGTCTAGCGACTTGGTTGTTTTACCAAGTTCACGGTCGGCAGTTGTGCCCATCTTTTTGAACTCTCGAGCAGCACCGGAAGCGTCTGCGTCGATGATCATTTGTAGGCGTTCAAGAAATGCCACTGCTTACCGCCTCGCTAAGAAGTTTGAGATCCCTGATGCTTAAGCGTCGGGTTTGTTCTGGGGTCCAGTTGAATCGGAGGGCGCACCAGACGATCCAGCTGTCTGTTGAGCGTCCACCTCTTTTGGGATACTGCCCTCATAAATGTCAGGCATGTTGTCTGGCACCTGGACAAACACATCGGTAAGCATCCGCACTGTTAGCACTGCAGGCTCAACGCCTTGTTGTGCGCACGCTGCGGCGTAAATGTACTTGGCATTCTTCGCACTTTTGAACGGGTGCGATAGGAGCGCCCACCACTCCTCATCACAATCCGATTCAAGTTGCACCAGCTCATCAAGCGTGAAGTCAGAAAGCCTGACCTGCTTTTTGTCTGGAAGGTTGACGGCCCACTCGTCAGCCATGATCAGGTACCAACGCTGCTGATCGAGCTGGCCGCTGAACCGGTACCGCTGATCTCAACCGCACCCGAAACCGTCTGAGTGATGCTCAGGTCGAAGTGCGCCTGACCAAAGAAGTACTGAGCGTTGTCAGTCGACGGATACAAGTAGAACTTGCGACCTGCAGCAACCGAGTTAGTAATACCGAACTGCGAACCTGCAGCAGTATCCCAGTAGCCACCGAAGGAAATTGATCCGTCTGGAAGGCCCACAACGTAGGTCTTACTGGTGTCAGAAAACGAAGTCACTTCGGTCTTGTCGGTGGTGGAATCAAGTCCCCATGTGTTCAGGTTTGCTACCGGTGACGCTGCTGCCGTTCCATTGGCACTTGCATCGATATATACACGGCCCTTACGACCGCTTATGGGATTAGCCATTAGCTTTCTTCTTTCACTAGGCCGCACGATGCAAGCAACGTGTGGGCATTATTTGGAAACGTGCGATCTGCGACCACTCGTTTTGCCTGCTGCGCAGCGATCTGCCGCTCAACGGGATTCTCAAGAGCCCAGCGTATTAGCTCGCCAAGTTCTTCAGGACTGTTAAAAGTAGGGAGCATCGGAAAGAGCTCATCGGATTCGCCACGAGACTGCCTAGCGAACCAAGTGCCAGATGCTGCAAGCTCGATCTCACGAGGCCCAACAGACCAACCATCACAACCATCAACCACATCACCGTTGGTTTCAGTACGGTAAATGTTGAACGATGTTTTAGCGCCACGGTACAACTCTGCGGTCTGAGCGTTATCAATGCAATCCTCAAGATCATGCACAACACGATCAGCCAGGATGGTTGGCACGTTCTGCCAGTTGCCCGCCAACGCAAGATCAATACCATCAAAGTTGCACCGCTCGAGGAACGCAACCCTGCTTGGGTAGCCCGTACCAACAAACACACAGTCGCTCAGGTAGTCCTCGTGTGCTTCGCCTTCAAAGTGGATGTCAGGCCGGTATGCGTGCGGTGTGTAAACCGCTGTTGTCAACGTCGCATACTGACCCATGTTCGTCGGATCGTTCAACGCCACAGCATCGAAGTGCGGTGCGATCAACAACTGCCGTGATTCCTCATACGGTGATTCGGTCATCACACAAGCGGTTTTAATACCACGACCACGGCAAACCTCTAAGAACTGCGGGTCAACCGTGAACCCGCTGATGAACACGATGAGTTGTGGCCACCAGTACAACGCAGCCTGTGGCAGGCCACTGATCGCAAAGGAATACACGTTCTCTGTTTTCGGAAAGGCTTTGATAAAGGTGCCGTCATCCATACCCAGATGCGCAACGCTGGCCCATGTGAGACGGTCACCAAGATTGTACTGCTGAACCTCGTGGCCTAACTGCTCGAAACCCTCAACCCAACCATCATGCACATCTTGCACACTGAAATTAGGACCGGGGTGGACAACAAGGATACGCACTCAGAAAACCTTGCCCAACGCCTCAACCTGTTTCTTCTTATAGGCACGTATCGCATCAGGTGTGCCCTTGGCAATACCAACCGACCATGCCTTCTTACCTTTGGTGCCAGGGTGGCGAACGTATGCGGCAAAGTTGCCGTTGCCCCACACCATCACCCTGCGTTTCTTAGATCCTTTGCGGGCACCTGCAAGCGCCCCAGCAGTATCAGAACCAGTCATCAAAGACATCAGCTGAGCACCCTGCCTCATCTTCTTGGTAGCACCAGGAACAATCGGGTGAGCGCCTGCACCGTACTCAACAACTTTCCACACACCCATCGGAACAGCTTTTAAAACTGCTTGCGCTTTCCCGCCAGTGTTTTCCATGTCATACCGTGCGTTGAGTTTCACCCCGCCCTTGTAACCAACCTTGGTGCGGTCCTTGCCCCAACGCGAAAGCTGCCCGTCACCGCCAGTTGCTGCACGCCCAGCTATCAGGACGGACTCTTTGTATTCCTGCGCAGCAGCTGCAGTTGCAAGAGTGTTTACTTCCAGCATGCTGTTGCCCGCTTTGATCATCTTGGTACCAAAGTTCTGCGGTGTAGATGTGCCCATCAGGTCATCACTCGCACAACAACATCTGCTGCGTAATACCCGACATCGGCCACAACAAGTTCACGGTATGAACCGAACGATTCGACAAAAAAATCAATGCCAGGTGGGTTCGCTTCTTCGATAGCTGTGATCGCAGAACTCGGATCGTCCGCATCGAGTAGCTGGTCAAGGCTGGCCATCTGATCAACACTTCTGCGTGACACAAGGATGATCACTTCAACAGTCGTTTCACGGTTCCCATCAAACGTGGTCGGTTTGACGTTAAACCCTGAAATCATTGCGCACGGCACGTTTACGTTGTCCGGTGGGTATCTGTAAATGTTGAGTCCAGGGACCGCACTGATTGCTTGTGCGAGTGCTTCTCGGATCTCACGGTTACTAATAGCGGTACTCATGCGATACCAAAGTTGCGCCCATGCCGGTACGGTGCAAGCAGTTGCATAGCCCTTGGCGGCATCGTCTTAGATACTCGCATAACACCGAACTCGCCGAACCCTGCAACACCCAGCGGTGATTCTTGCATCTTGGAAATCTCGGCCACGATAATCCTGCACGCCTGTTTCACATCAAGCGGCACTTCTGGCCAACCCCACACACCAGTTATCTCAACCGTGTTCTGCCTCATATTGAACGTTGGTACTGGCCACTGCACACCACCGAGTAGTTGCAGGTCTGTGTATGGCTCATCTGCTTGCGGTGCGTTGTACGGCAACAGCTGAAAGCTTGTCGCACCGATAGTCGTGGAGTAAACGCCTGCGCCGGTCGGATCAGTCTTGAGTGTCGTGACGCTCACGAGGTCGTTGAACGAACCGAAACCTAGCGTGTAGATATCATCGGTTGTGGCAAACGTGCGTGCCTCGGTCACTTGAAAGAACTCTCGCCCGCAGTAACGGTCGATCATCCTCGAGCTCGACGTAACCACATCATCCAAAAGGCTTGTGTCTTGCACAAGGTTCTGCCCAACGTAAGCAAGTGCTTCAGCTTGTGTGAGATAACCGTTTGTAATTGTCATGCGTTCATCTCCATGCTGCAGCCCTCACATCATTACCCTGCACATCAATCACATGCTTTGCAAAGTTGCGTGTGAGGATTACAGAAAGGTTGTCGGGGTCTACGTTCAAGTAGTACTCGTCAGGTTGTAACAGCCCACCATCAGACGCTGAGTGTGGTGCACGTTCAAAGCAGGCTGCGGTGAAGATCAGCAGGCCCTTGCGATGATCAAGCAAGTTTTTCATGTGTGCGATGTGTAGCGGCCAATCAGGTGTGTGCTCAGCAACCTCAAGATACAAGCCCACATCAAACGGTTGTGCGTTGCCGTAGTCGAGGATGTCGCCAACCCATGTGACCTCTGGTGCCGGCACAAGGTCAACCACTTCAAAGGTTGCGTGTTCAAATAGGTATTCAGGATTGCCGTTGATGTCACGCCCGCCACAATCCAGCACGCTGCAAGGCGTTGCTGGCACCCACCGTTGCACCCATTCGAGAACTGCGTGATGCATCAGATCACCTCAGGTTTCCGCCACCAGAAGAAGTGTGCAATCAAGATCAATGGTAGCCACTGGACTGGTAACACTTGGGCTGCAGCAATGGCCATCACAGGCCCAGCAGCCGTGTGCAACAGGCGAACCGTGTCAGTAGCAACCAACAGCTGTGCATACGCTAGAACGAGTATCAGAAGCGTCTGCCACGACGGGTGGTACAAAGCTGCGAGTGTTGCACCCCACGGTGCGACCATCAACCAAGCGTCACGCCACCGCCCACGATGAGCTTCCATCGCAGTCTTGAAAGGATGTTCATACACTCTGCGCAACACAGGCTGTGCGGTCACCTGGTCAAGTTGTGGTTTGCGTACAAACCACACAACAGCCGGCACAATCAAACCGATAAGCATGATCGGATGCCATGCCCACACCGCAGCAAACACAGGTGATGTTTCCTTGATAGAAGCGGCAACCAAAATCAGCAACACCGCTACAGGCCACAGCCCATGATCGAAACAAGCAACAGCCATGATCGCCACAGCCATCGCCGGTAGATCAACGCCAATAGGCCGAACAACTTGCGGGCCCCACACTCCAGGCAATGCCAGCAACAACACTGCTGCAGCTGCCGCACGTTCCAAACCAAGATCCGAGCACCACCACAACATGCCAACCGCTGCAACAACCCATGACGTAACCCACACTGCACGCCATCTGCGCAGATCATCCTTGCAGATGGTCGGGAGCAACCATCTCAGGTTGAACGGTCGTGCCACCGGCACTCCACGACCAGCAAGGATGTACCTGCTGGCATCAGGTCCTAGCATTGTCGTCCGTGGTGCGTGGTTCTTCAGGCGGTGTCACACCCATTGTCTTTGTGTCTGACGGCCAGTAAACCCTGCCGCCTTTGTGATGCCCAACATGCGCAGTCGTGTCAACGTAAACCTTGTGGCCCTGCTCGCCCGCACGCAAACAGAAACTCACATCTTCGCCCAACGCCCACTCAGAACCATCATCACCAAAGCGAATATCGAAACCAAACCAGCAGTTAGTACTACCACCACTCTGATCGAACATCTGTTGCAACACGCTGCGGTGAATGAGCAGGCAACCAGTACCAGTAGCTGCAACCTCTGCCAGCTGGTTTGGTGCCCAATCCAACATCACTTGTGTGCAAGTCAAAGAATTTTCGACAAAAAGCGTAGGGATCACGCCGTCGGCGGTGAGGATCACACACAGGGCACCAAGAATCTTGATGTCATGTTCGACCGCTCGTGCAACCATCTGATGCATCAACTGCGGTTCAAACACCATGTCAGTATCAACAAACCACAACCACTCTGCATCGGTGTACGTCTTTAAGAACTCGTCACACAAACGGTTGCGAGCCTTCGCAAGATTTGCTGTGGCCTCGAGCGCAACGTAATTGTGCAGTAGGCGCAGATCAATCGGGTTCGGTGACTCAGGGCAATCAAGCGCTTCCCACACTTGCACCGCACGTTCACGATCCCAAACGTCAAGCTCCCAAAATGAACGCATGAACCGTGTTGAGATGTCGTGGCCTGTTGACGGGAACGCCAGCAGGACTTGTCCAGGGTGATCAAAAGTCTCTTGCATGTTTGTCCTTTGGTTGATCGGGTTAGGTGGTGGTGCAAGCAAGCCCACTGCTTGCACCACCCATCCTAGTTAACTCAGGAAAGAACCTGCTTGAAGCCTGTTCCCTGCAGGTTGCAGGTGGCTACTGGGTAGCGTCCTGCGGTGAATGCCGAGTAGCCGTAGGTCACCATGGTGACGTTCAAGCTCGCTGCGGCAACCTCGTTGAGGGTAAGCCCGATAGGTGCTGATCCATCTTCCATGAACAACACATCGGCCTTGCGGGTGATGATGATCCGATCCTCATCGGTGCTGGCACCGAGAACGATTGGGACACCAGCGTCAGTTACGACCGGCACACCGGCGATGGAACCAACTGGCCCATATCCTGCGGCAATTCCAGCGCCAGAAGCGTTGAAGGAGTTGTAACCCTCGATGGCGACCAACGGACGCAGCGACGAGTCAGACTGGGCGCACAGCCAAGCCCAACGACGAGGGTGCATGACGATGAGGTCTGCTGCTGCGTAGCGTGCGGCGTTGACCTTGCCAAGACCATTGTGGATTGCAGCAACGAGGCTTGCGCCTGTGGTGCCGGTCCACGCTGCGGTCTGCACCGAGGTCGTGTTGAGGATACCGAAGTGGCCTCCAACGGTTCCGTCACCAGAGATGGCAGAAACGTTGACCTTGGTTGCGTACTGCTGATAGAGATCAGCTAGGAGGATCTGGCCGATACCGGTTCCACGGTCAATGGACTGGCGTGAAACAACCTGCTGGCCTGCAAAGGTCCGCACTGGAACAGTGAGATCGGACTCGGTGAAAGTCTGGTTGGTTACTGCAACACCCTGTGTTTCCTGTGCGGCAACACCTGTGGAGGTAGCTCCACGAGGGATCACCATATTCATTCCTTGTGCCGGCAACGCCACTTTGGTGACATTTTCGAGGAATGGCCGACCGGATGCAAGCGTCGCAGCGAACTGCTCTGTGAGGTACTGAGGAACAACAAGGCCACCGAAGTTGCCAGTCGTTGAACGGTACTCGGCAAGTGCTTCATCACGGGCACGAGCAAGACGATCAGACGCAGCGTTGTCATTGCCGAACTTCGCAGCGATAGCATCGCTCAGGAAGTCATGCTCGGAATCTGCACGGTAGGTCTTCTCTTCTGAAACAACACGGATGTTCATGGGTAGTACTTCTTTTCTGACCTCAGCGGCCTTGTCGGAACGGGTAGCAAGATCCACGAGGTCAGACTCACGAGCCTGCAATGCGGTGATCTTGTCATCAATCTCACGAAGCTCAGCACGAGCAACGTCAAACTTTTCGGTTTCTTCAGCCGTCATATCTGAGCGGCCTTCGGTTTCAGCCAAAGCAAGGATCGCCTCGACTGCTTCTTGCGACGCATCACGCTCATCAAGCGCTGCGCTAATCAAACTACGGATCTGCTCCAACATCTGTGGAACCTTTCTGTTTAGGAATGGGATCAGCTTGTGGCTTCAAGTGGACTGCATGTGCCAGGAGGCGGCATGCGTTCCGGCTTGTTACCGGCGTGCTGGTATTGCTGCGAGCTGGCGTTTCGCCATCTCAACCGAACGACCTGAAGCCTGCTCGGAAACTTGCGTATCGTTACGAACCTTTGCCACCGTGGCCGGGTTCGCCGGGTACGTCACCATTGAAACATCAAACAGTTTCAACTCATAGATTTTGCGCATCGAGTAATCATCGTTCCACTCGTCACGCAGAACACGAAACGCAAAACTCATCTGATCCATGTCGCCACGTTCCATCGCAGAACGCAACGAAGCGCTCACAGGGTTGGACGGGTCGAGCTCGGCCATAACCCTCAAACCGATATCATCAGATGTGAGCGTCATCGTCCCAGATTTGGTGCGTGCCAACGGGATACCCTCATGGTTGATCAGCAAACGCACATCAGCTTCTGCAGCTGATTTCGTTGCGGCACCAGCGGCAATGATCTCAGTGAACCCGCCACGGTCAACATCACCAATGTTGTAAGCGTAATCGTAAACAGTTGCGTAACCCTCGAGGATCGCACCACCATCAGGGGTTGCACGCACCTCAAGCTTTTCAAGCTTGCGCACCTCACGCTCAGGTTTCACACCACGCTTAAACCCATCAATCTCAACCACAGGTTCAGGCTCAACCTCAACCTCAACCACAGGTTCAGGCTCAACCTCTGGTTCAGGTTCACCCTCAAGCAAACCTGCAGGGATCACCCACAGCTTGCACAAACCAGCCGCAGCGATCTCACCGCTCACAACCTCGCACATGCCTTCCATGAAGAACACGCAGTTAGCACAAGCAATGCCATCACTGGCCTGCTCAGACTCTGCCTGATAGCCACAGCCATCAGCACCAGCAGTCTGATCGTACTGGCCGAACACCTCAACAATCGACTCAGTACTTTCGTACTGCGCCTTCTGGCGTGGGCTAAGTGGGTGGATTGGTTCTTCTTCCATGCGGATACTCCTGTCAGCTTCAGATGCATACAGTGCTGCGATCTGATCAACTGCTTCTGCTCTGCTGCCATGGCAGCCTGCTAATGAATTGTCATCATCTTTGCGAACACCCCACGGTTCAGAAACAGAACAGCCCGCATCTTTTTCCACCACATGCCAAGGCATCAGGCAATCACCTGGTCAACAGGCAAAGGCTGATCCTCTGCAGTGAGCGGTGGAAGATCCTCATACGCTCTGGCCTCGTCAACTGTGAGGAAACCAGAACCGATACCAACAGCATGCGCCGCATATCTCGTACTGAGATCGGAGCGCAACAGCCCGTCAACATTGAACTTCACACGCTGCGCCCTTGGCACCAGCGTTGAAAGCGCATCTTCAATCGGGATCAAATATGGCATCAGGCCAAAGCTCAACCAGTCCGCTGCACGCTGCTCACGGTTCGCATAAGTAACCGAGCTACCAGATGTGGCGGCACCGACAAGCTCAGGCGGTATGCCGTAGATGCGTGCGATCTGCTCAACCGTAAACCGTTGCGAATCCAAAAATTGTGACTCGTCAGGGCTGATCTGCACACGCTCATACTTGAGCCCACTGCCCATAATGGCGGGTTCACGGTTGCCCTGTGTGGCATTGATGAACGCACCCTTGATGCCCTGTGCCTGCTCAGGAGTCAACTCAGAGTCCGAATAGATGATGGCGTTAGGGTTGCCACCACTGTTGAAGAACTGCGCACCGAACTGCTCAGCGCTGATGCCTGAACCGATAGCTTGTTTTGCACTGTTGATCGGGCTCATGCCCATCGGCATACCTGGCATTACAAACATTGGCATGTGCCACAGCGGTCCGTTAGGCCAACGGTTGATCCGCTTCTCGTTAATCTGTGTGGTCCACTCGCCGTCAACGTGCCGCCACTGGACGGTGGCCGGGTCGAGGATCTCTACTGTGACAGGGAACCCGTTTACGCCTGTTTCGGTCACCAAGCCGTAGGCGTTGCCATCGAGTAGCAGTGACGACCACAGCTGGTAAAGCCATGTGGTGATGTTGACGTTTGGTGCTGGCGCACGAAACAGCGAACTAGCCGGCAGTTGTGTACGACCGCCAGGACCATCACGGTACTGATCCAACGGCAACGTCGAACCCACACCCGCCAACAACCGCACGCAAGCCCACACTGCAGCCAACCGCATCGCCGAATTGGCATCAACGATTGGCGCACCAGTCCGCATACGCATCTGATTCACCGCAGCAATAATCGAATCCGGTGTGATCGCACGCTGCTCACGTTTAAAGAAACCCATCAGGCACCATCAATCAGAAAGCCCACAACGAACAAACACACGCCAGCAACACCAAGGGCCATGATCGGTGACACCAAAAACACTGCAACACAAACAGCCATAATCCCAGCAATCTCCAGAACGGTCGCAAGAGCATCTTTAAACATTGGCACCGCCCTTTCTAGTATGCGAACACCTGTGGGCTAACGACAGCCGCCACAGGCAACAAAGCTCGAGCAATCGTCACAGCAACCAGCGGTGAAATCGGCACAACCGAAGAACGCAGATCCCACGCCCACGCATCACCCAACTGGCGTTCCGCAGCATCAGCCGCAGCAACATCCAACGGTCCCTGATTATCAGGCCGACTCAAACGCCCCTCAATCACATCAGCAAAGAACCCGCCGCACGCCTGCTTGTAATCAACCGTGTTCACCTGGTGCAACAAATCGGCGCTGATACCAGCATCACGAAACGCAGCCAACACAGGACCAACAGCAGCGCCAGTCGGGCCCGCACCATTACAACCAACAGCAGTCGGCTCCCAACGTTCAACCAGCTCAACAAGCCGAGAAGCCAACCAGCCCGTACCCTCACGATGCTCAATAACCTCAACATACGGTGCGCTAATCGAACCAGCAGCAACAGCAACACTCGCATACTCGCCACCACGAGACACATCAAAACTGATCGTGATCTCACCCACACCCAACACCGGTGGCCGGTTCGTCAAAGTACGAGCCCACGCCAACTCAGGAATCTTCGCAGCCTTAAACCGCAAACTATCCGGCTCAGAATCCCACACACCCAAACGCTCACGAGCAAACTTCTCATCACCCATCGCACTCTGCTCAGCATCAATGTAATCAGCAGAAATACGAGTACCGAACGCAGGGTTAGCCAACGCCACCAAGCTGCGATCATTCACATCTAACCGCTCACTCGTACAGTTCCCCTGGTCATCAAGTGTGACCCGCTCAGCAGTGTGCTCCAAATAGGCCAACCGCCCAGCGTCACCCGCAAGGGCACGCCGACGGATCTTCCACAAAGCAGACGAAGTACTCAAACCAGCAGACGACGCATACCAAACCTGCGGGTTCGGATGCGTAGACAACACCGGCAACGAAGCCGCAACATGCTCAGCCTGCAACGCATACGCCTCGTCATAAACAACCAAACTCGCACCAGCAAACCCACGACCAGCGCCACCAGTTCGAGCCCGATACTTCAACCGAGCCCCAGACTTCAACTCGATACCCTGCTCACCATTCGCAAACCTGATACGAGCAATCTTCGCAGACAACTGCTTATTCGACTCGATCAAACTAACCATCCGCAAGAACGCCTCGTTAGCGGTAGGAAACTCATGGGCCGTGTGGATGATCAACTGCTCATCAAAGATGAACAACCCTGCAAGCTCCCTAGCTTGGATCGTCTCGCCCTTGCCATTCTGCCTTGGCTGCACATCACAAACCTCAAACGCAGACCAAGTGAAATCATCACGCTCAGACAACGCCACCCGCAACGTGTACCGCTGCGAATCATCCAACAACATGCCAACCGACTCAGCCAGCTCTATCGCCTCGGTCGCTGCGTCTTGGCTGTGAACGCTTACCGGCAGATGCAGAATCTGCGGCACCTGAACGCCTAGCAACTCTGGCCGCTGCAAGATCGTCAACAGTAGAACCCTCCACACCCGAACCCTCGAGCAACGCAAGCTTCGCCAACACCATCTGCAACCTGGCACCCAACGCAGCAACCGCCTGCGGAGGAGCAATCAACAACGTCTCAGCCAAATGAGCCCGCAACGCCACCAAAGCCCTGCGCTCATCACCCGAATTCACCTCATCAACAAACGAATCGACCATAAACACACACCCATTCTCGGCCCATTAATTAAACCCAAAATGCGTTTATCGGCCCAATAGATCCATTCTCACAAGTTCCCAAAAACCAGATTGCTCGACGTTGAACGCACAGCAACCGAGCCGACCACAAACCCAAAAAACCGCTAAAAACCGCCTATGCGGCCACCTGTGGCCTCTCAAGGGTACTCAGATATTTCGACCTAGAGAGAGATGGGAAAGAA